AGACTATTAGTAACTACCTTAATCGTTCTCTGCGATTGCTCGATGTCGTAAGAAGTTCCTGATCGTTCAGTAGTGCGATTGATTACCATCAACACATACTCACTCATCAATAGCTGCTCTAAGACTTCGCTGTAATCCTCCGACACGAATCCAGTATTCAAGGTCATGCTCTCACGAGCTTCGTGGTTATAGGTTCTCATGCCTCGTGCTTGTGTACCCCATGTGTACCCATTAGCAGATGCACCACCGATGATACTACGATAGTCCTCCTTCGATACGCTGAGGTTGGTTTCCGACTTCTTAAAGAAGGTCAGGTTGTCCCATGCACCATAGCGATTCACGAAGTAGATTGATACAGGATCGTACTTAGCCTCACACTCGTTATACACCCTCATGTACTCTATGACATTATCAAAGCCATCTAGTAGTTGTATGTCGTAGTATTTGGTGTTGTATGGTGCAGTTCCTGATAGTCCGTTGTTAGCCTTCCAGTTGGATAGGTTAGCGATACCAGCTGGGAACAGCATCAAACGCTCCTCTACTGAAGTGCCGTAGACATCTGCCTCCGTTACTGCGTACTCATAGCTAGTCGCATCATCATTCAATACCTTGATCTTAGCAAGTCCAATGTTAGCACAGCTCAATGACTCTACTACACCACCATCTGCGATGACTCTATCACGATAGCCATAGATAGCATCTAGACCTTCACCATGTAGACCTAAGAAGATAGACATCATAAAGGCATCAGTATCGTATGCGTACCTCTCGTGCTTTTGTAGTATTGGTTTGGTGATGTTCGGGTTAGCACCCTCTACGAACTTACCATAGCCATAGGTTGCTATGAACACATCGGTAGATCCTGCATCAGTAGTAGGTGTACCACCTACATCATAGTTGATGTCATAGTCTACCTGTACCCATAGCAGTGAGTCTGGAGAGTTGTCTACAATCGAATCTTGCGTTAGCTTAGACACTCGGTTTATGAACTCATTCTCAAGTAGCTTTGATATGTCAGCAGTAGGAAATGAATCCACAAATCCTGATGTTCTGTTGATTGTATAAATAGGAGTAGCTGGTTTCGCAGACTCCTCACCATTCCAAGCATATATCTCTAGTTCAAATGAGTTGATGTCTGATGCGCTAACACCAGTACCATTCCAAGTGATGAATATAGGAGAGCGTACCCCTAGCAATCCTGTTGGACTAATTACTGCCATCTTTGTACTTCTTGTTTAATTCGTTTATGCTGAACTCTAGAAAGTCTTGAATGTCTAGAGCGTATGCTTGGACTACATCGTTAGGTAGCTTTGCATATCCTAAGTTGAAAGGTCTTGAGTAGAAGTCGGTTGCTGGTATACCTCGCTTCTTTATGCTCTTGGCTATCGCCCAAGCTGTACTCTCATAGGTCTTGAACTTGCCTCTGTTGTCTCTAAACTGAATACCTTTTTTCTGTACCCATTTGAAGATCTCCTTTTGAGGAGGCATCGTTCCCTTCTTTCTGCCCTTGTCTACCCACTCGCCATACTCCTCCATGATGAAGTCGAAGTTCACAGCGTTTGCCGTAACATCTACCTCGTACCTCAGCGAGTCGTACAACTTCCTAGTGTTGTTCTTGTTCTTTCTCGTTAGGTTCTTTCTAGACTCTGTTACCAGATACTTACCGAACTTCTCTAGTGCGAGTTGCGTATTTCGGTTTCTGTTCTCCACTAGCAGATATTGTTCGGGTTGATTGCCTCAATCACTAGCGTTGCCTTCCATCCACAAATGTTCGCCTCGTAGTCCTCATCGAATGGCTCTGCAATAGGATCGTTTGTAAGTCTGAAGTAGGCATCGTACTGATCACCTCTGCGGAAGGTAGCGAGGATCTCTGAGATAGTAGCAAGTGTTCTGTGATAGATGTCTTGCTTCATCATGTTGCCCTCGTATAGATTCTTCGCTTCTTTGGAGTAGTCTACGACATCCATCACTAGCAAGTCGAACTCGTACGAGATGGTACGCTCATTCAATGTAGCGTTACCTGTGATGACATGAGCCAGTGGGTACATATCCATCTTACGAAAGTCGATGTCAAATATGTTCCCCCAGCTTACTTGATTGATGTGGTCGTTAGCCTCTACTGCACTTTTAAGTGCCTCTGTGATTTGGTAGTATCCCTTCTTCATACAATTAAAAAACCCAATAGGTAAAAATAGGTATAAAAAAAGAGGAGAGCCACCACAGCCCTCCTCAACCAAACCTATCTAGTAAACCAATCTAGATACCCAAATGTACTTCTTCTTCATCGCATACGCAACTCTCTTTCTCGCAGTCATGACAGCAAGAACATACCCAGCTATCATCGCAGTATTCGTAGCATATATCACATTGACTCGCCTGATCATTCTGATAGTCCATCAACTCTCTGTCTAGGTAGTCCATTACTCAAAGAAGCTGAAAAGGTTAATAGCTGTGCATTCAAATCCAAAGGCTGTGCCGATAGATATGCCTTGACCAATCGTTAAAGTGATAACAACATCGTTGTTCTTTAAAGCATCTACAATGCCTTGTGTAAGGTTAGGGTAATTGACCATCTCTTGATCTAGCACCTTGAGTGCTTCTGGTGATAGCTTGTCGTATAAACTCATGTCTCTCTTGTGTTTTGATTTACACAAATATAAACATAGTTTTTTTAATAACCTAGAACCTTGATTGGTTTTTCATATGTGCCTTCTCGACCTCAGCTTTGTCAAGAGTGAACTCTAGGAAGGTCAAACAGGTACGAGCTGGTAGTGCTGTTACTTCATCAAACTTTGAGAGATCACCTCCAGCAATCTGATTGATTGCGCCATACCAACCCCACTTTCTTGAGAACTGCGTTTGCTTGTCAAAGGCTGGTTCATCTCCTCCTCCTTCTGTGAAGATCGTAGGAAAGTTATGAGTAAGCTGATCTCTAAACGATAAAAAAAAAGCAGACAACCTAGAAAGATGTCAGCAGATAGGTCTTGGAATCCAAGCCCATTGTGCTTATCAGGATCGTAGGTTTCAACCAGATGCCGACCATACATCTTAGTAGTGATAGGTCTATACAAAATACCTAGAACCTTCTCTGCGTTCTTGTAAGGCTCTTTGAGTAACTCATCGAGGTCTACATACTCTCCCATAGAGATGTCCTCTAGTTTAGGATGGAAGCCGTATTCTACGCCTCTGTATGTGAAGGTTTGCACAAGTGCTGGTCGTTCTGCTAGAACAGCTGCTATCTTCTCTCTGATGTAGTCTCTGTCCTTCTTCTTCATGTTCTCCTGTTGATCAGGAGTAAGACCACAGAAGTGATACAGAGCTTGTTCATCTCCATTCTCCTCAGTAGCCATCATGATGAACTTCTTGTACTTCCCTACTGAGATGTCGGCTAGTGCCTCTGGTATCTCTATCTTAACGGATTGCGTATCTACCATAGTTAGGTTTGCTTAGTTTGTTATATACTCCATATCTCGCTGCATCAATCAAGTGATTCCACTTGTCCTCTGGCTTGTTCAGCAAGTTACCATTCTTATCTTCTATCCATCGGTAGTTCTCCATCTCTTTCATTAGGTTGCTTCCTACGATGTGAATCTTGTAACGCTTCAGCATATCAATACCAGCGTTCACGCTGTCTACTCCTTTAGTGGTTGGCTTGATAGTCCAACCCATTCTATGCAGCTCCTCTATACTCTTAGGCTCTGCACTATCTGCGTATATCTCCTCGTACCTTCCTATCCCTATATCAGTGAACCTCCTTGAGAGGTCTTGGTTGGTTAGGTTGGTAGAGTATAGCATCTCCTCGAAGTAGAGGTTGTTCCCTTCTTGGTAACATTTAACGAGTGCTGATGGATCGTTAGTGAATCCAAAGTCAAGACCATAGGATAGAAACTTGGCTGTGCTAGGCACTTGCTGTATCGTTGTGAACTGGAACACTTGCGCTCTGTTAGTACCTCGCTCTCCTAGTCCATAGACTCTCCAGTAGTGTTCATCCGTTTCTTGCAGTCGCTCTATCTCTAAGATGATAGTAGGATCTAGGAATGGATTATCTCGGTAGGTCGTTTGATAGAAGTCAGCATCCTCTCTAGGTATCACCCTGTCGTAGATCCAGTGGTAGGTATCTGATGGGTTGTAGTCAAGGATGATTCTGCCGTTAGTACGGAACACTATCTGCTGCCAGTCCTCCATCGTTAGTTCATTCGCCTCATTCAAGAATGCCAGATCTCTCTTACGCCCTCTAATCTTCTGAGGTTGATCCATTGAGATGAACTCTATTAGGTTGCCGTTGAGTTGGTACTCGCTGTTTGACTTGTTGTGGTTGTCCTCTTTGTAGAGGTCGTAGGCTTTGAGTATCTCTAGGAAGTCCCTCATGACTGAGGAACGAACAGCTGGGAAGGTCTTACGAGCTATGGTTATAGTCTTGCCTGTGTTGTTAGTGCAGTAGTAGAAGATGATCCATAGGATGATGTTGTAGGTCTTACCGCTACGAGTGCCGCCTTGCTCTACTACTATCTTCTTATTTGATCGTGTGAGGTGTCCGAATACTTTATTGACTTGGATCTTGCTCATCTACTTCTTCAATGGTGAATGTCTTGATACCCTCGTGTGTTATTTCTTGGCGTTCTATGTAGCCACGCTTCTTGCCTTTGGTCTTTAGATAGAAGATGATTGCCGTAGGGTTCTCCTTTTCTATTTGACTATGGAGCTTTCCTTCTGCGTAGTCGAGTGCTACATTCTCAAGTTCATCGACAGCTTTCTTGTAGTCCTTGTCATCCTTCATCCAGTTGTAGTGAGTCTGTCTTGATATACCCACAGCATCACACGACTTGGTTACGATACCTAGATTCGCTTCTAATGCCTTCAGCATTGCTGTCTTATGTTCTTGAGTCTTGTCCATTTTTAATGTGTCAAATTTAGTAAACCTCTCAACTATAAAACCCTATTCTTCTAGATTGCGTTTACGCTCCTCTCTGATTATCTGGTTGATCATCTTCTGATTCAACCTACGCTGTGATCTGTTTGCTTTTACAGGTGCTGCTGGTAGGTCTACAAACTTACCTACGAATGCTTGTTCATCTGCTGATAGCTGACCTCTCATATGTACTTGAGTTAGGATGTGTATAAACATCTCTAGGTTCTTCCTATTGATTAGGATTTGACTACTAGTCTTTTTCGATTCCATATGTTGATAGGTCTTTCATACATTGTTCTGAGATACTTCCATAGGTGTATCTCTTAACCTTTGTGCGCTTTGCGTTCTTAGTAGCGTAGTGATTGATCAGCTCTATCACCTTACGGCTCTCCTCGCTCCTGATTGAATCGTAGTTTGTTTTCATCTCTCTTTGGTGTTAAAGGTTTGCGCCCATTTTTTTATGTCTGCGCCTATAATTTTAAGGATTCACCCTTATTTTGTACATCATATTGTACAATTTTACCCTTATTCTGTACATAGCGGTGAGCATTAGTTCTGTCGCTTTAGCCATCTTACATACATCTTAGCTGCCCACGCTCTACGCTGTTGCTTATTAGGGTATGTCTTTTTGAGTCTCGCATTTGCAATGCGTAGGAATTGATTCATCTTGTTCATAGCTTTCTCTCGTGTATTTGTTTTAACCAGTCCACCTTACTTGGTACATCTCCATGCATCATATGACATGGTCTACATACAGCCATAAGGTTCTCTATTCTGTCTTTGTCTTTAGCACCTCCTGATCCTCTGTTCTCGATGTGGTGTATGTCGTTGGCTCTTGCTCCGCAAACCTCACAAGGAATGAAGTCATCTAGGACATAGTCAAAGTGCTTCATGTAGATCTTCGTGTGCTTTTTCATATGCTGATAAGTGCTTCGGCACATAATACAGGAGGCACTATGCTTCTCTCGTAGTTACCCTTCAATCCCTGTGTACCTGTTCTGCTTCCTCTAGGAGCTGCTGTATGACAAGAATCACCATTCTTACACATAGATCTGGGCTTCCATTTGAAGTTATTAGTCCAGATGTCTGTTGGCTTCATACGGCTATCGCCATACTGACAATAAGTAATAGTATTGCGGATAGGGTAGTAACTCATGAAGGGCATCTTACGAAGCATACCTCTAGGATTTTCTACATAGTAGATAAGGTCTGGGTTTAGCTTTAGGAAGTATTCTAGTATCTCTTGTAACCTAGCCATCATCATATCGCTTTTCTTTGCGAAATCAGATGTTGCTACTCCATCCTTTCGGTGATGGCTGATAGCGGCTATTGAGTAGCTGGTACAAGGAGGAGATGCCCAGATAATATCTGGTACGAATGGAACATATCCCTCCTCAAAGTGTAAGATGTCTACCACATAGTCTATACCATCGAAGGCATTGATGTCTGATGAGAATACCTCGTACCCTAATACCTCAGCAACCTTGCCTACGCTTCTAGATCCTGCAAATAATTCTAGTACCTTCATTACAGCGTATCTCTAATGATATACGAGTCTAAGTCCTCACCCTTCACGAAGAAGTCCTTGTAGACTTTGATGGCTCTGTTGAACTTCGCCTCACCTCTCTTGTAGAACTCCTCACTCACATCGTAGATACCTATGTCGCAACTCGCTTTATCGAGTGCGATGAAGTACCAGTCCTTGAACGATCTGTTGAACAGGTTGCAGTAGATATAGCATTGCATATCATATCCATACTTATCTGCGCTGTATCGGAATGCCTTGAGATCTGTGGTTGTCTTGATGTCGGCTAGGAAGCTGTCGTTCCAGATGTCTGCCTTACCTCTAAAGGGAAAGCCTCCTAGTATATCTACCATAGGCTTCTCTGTTTGGCTCTGCTTTAGGAAGTATTTAGCGTGTTCGTTTCTTTGGAAGGCATCGGTGATGCGCTCTGCCTTGTCCATATCCGTTCTAGTGATACAAGTCTTGCTCGATGATGCTTGGGTATCCTTGAACTTTTTGGTGTTCTTAGAAGCCACATCTACTACTTCGAAGATGTCATCGAATCTCTCTGGCTCTAGAATCATAGTATGGATAACCCTACCCTGTAAGAGTGCTGGGCTGTTCTCCTTCTGACCATAGGTCATCACATTGTGGAAGGTCTTAGGACTATCGAGTAGCATCTTGAGGCTACTAGAGGATAGTGCTAGTTTGTTTAAGACTCCGTAGTAGAACTCATCATCTACTGCTTTGTCGATAAGCCATTGCTGATCGTAGTCAGCTCCATCTAACATTAACATGAGTAACAGGTTAAGATTTCTACCAATTCAAATACTGCTATCATAGCAACCATTCCTAAAATAACCATAGTCTGCAAGAATGCAACTACCGCTACTTTGTTCCAATCAATCTTTTTCATTGCTCTTTTTTTAAGATTACGAAGGCAATATACACAAAATAGTTTTAATAACTACTCCTCCTCATCAAAAAAAGTTCTACCGATGAACTCCTCTAGGTCATCTACCCTCTTGGTAAGTGTGCGTATTTGGTTTAGGGCTATGCCCAAACCGATGCCAAATAATAGTAGTATCATTCTTTTATGGTATATGGTAAGACTTCAAACACTAGATCCTCTACATCCTCGAACTTTAAGTAGGTGAACACATCCTGAGCGTTCCATCTACCTACCCACTTATGCAGTGCATCATCATATGGTATGTAGTTCCTACGCTCTACCTTGTCCTTGTAGAACGGCTCACATAGTTCAATGGCTCGTACCCTTAGATGTTTCTTACGAAACACATAGAACGCATCAGGGAACTGGAAGGCTATGAAGTCTGCCTTGCTCTTTTTAGAACACCAACCATCACCTCCCCATACATTAACGAACTCTAGCAGTAGGAATCCTGATAGGTGCATCTTCTTGAGTCCCTTAACATCTACTCGCTTCTCTCCCCAGTAGAAGTCAATGTGCTTCTTGTCATCTTCTAGGTTGGATTTGAGTGCGCCAGTGATCTCTTTGAACAGAGCCTCGCCAGTCTTACCCACCTCAACACAGACTTTCGTACGGCTTTCGGTTAGCTTACGCTTATCTTTTAGGTAGTTACGCAGTTGCATCTACCAGCTCTTGCAGTTCTCTCATCCATTGCATCCAGATCTTAGGGTTGCAAGTACATGGGATATCAAACTTGTGGTTGAATACTCTAGAATGAATGGTAGCTATACGCTCCCTATCTTCATAGGGCATCACCTTCTTTCTTAGAACACCTCCTGAGAGGTAGGTACGCTCATCATCAGTCAAACACTCTGGCTCACGCTTGTAAGGGAACAGGTTGTTTAGCTTCTCCTTACGCTCATCACAGCCGCAGTCCTCACCGACTACTGCTTTGACAGCTGCCTTGATACCTGTGGCTGTTGTAATCTTCTCTATCGTATCACCTAAGCCTTTAGATTTTGTCGAAGTCTCCGTTTTGGAAGTCTTGGTAGTCCTCTTTGACTTTTTCGTAGATCCTTGCTTTGCCATTTTTTATCGTGTTCTTAATTGATGTTAGTCCTATATCACTCTCTCGGTGTATCTTATTCATAGAAGTGCCACTCATATAGATACGCATCATCTTCGCATCGTACCAGTGGAAGTCCTCAAGCTCCTCCTCCATGTAGTTGATGAGTTTCTCCATCGCTACCTTTTGCTCTGGGTACTCCTCAAACTCTAGCTGGTCATGTGTCATGTCCTCTAGGCTTATCTTATCAATGCGCTTCTTCGTGCGCTGATACTTGAGTGCTGTGTTGATACAGCTACGATAGACATAAAAAAAGTTAAGGGAGTCCTCCTCGTAAAAGTTGGTTCTCCCTTCGCCTTCCATTTCTAAGAGTCGCAGAAACACCATCTGCACTATATCAGATGCTATCTCGTACGAACCATCGGTGTACTGCTTGATGAAGCCTGTAAGCCTCTTGAAGTTCTCTCTGTAAAAGTTCTCTATGTTGTCCACGACACTTGTACCATAAATAAACCTAGAGCAAACTGAACAAGATGAAGCCCATTGAGATCTTCAGTTTCTTCGTAGTAGGCGTAGTTCACACCTACCATGACACCTGTGATCGGACTAAATTCTATCTGCATACTGGCTTAGGTTTTTATTATCCTTCTCCAATATACGACACTTATCAACTAATTCTTCACAATGCTTTTTCAAGTTATTAACCTCGAACTCCAATTCAGTGATGTGCATCTTCTGTCTAGTCATCAAAGCTGTCAGCTTGTTAGTGCTACGCACCTCGTGTGATGGGTTCTCTAGGAGCATCTGCTGCGCTGTCTTGTAGAAGAACCGATACATCTCTGACCAGTTGTAGTTCTCCTCGTGCTTCTTGTTAGCGTGATGCACTGAGCTGTGGTCTTTACCAAATATCCTACCAATCTGCATCAAGGTCATATACTTACGCATAGCTACCATCATTGCTGAACGAGCGAATACCTGATCCTCTTGTCGTGTTCCGTTTGGAACTACACCTATCTCCTCGTAGTATGTTCTTAGCAGTGTTGTCAATTCTTCCATTTGATCTCGTTTTCTTTTTCTATTATTCTTTGAAAAGGTATTCTGTGAAGTTTACCTGTTGATGTATTCCTTACAATGTAGTAGCTACTGCCTACATCTATATCCGATTCTTCGCCATCGACTCTGGTCTGGAAGTAGGCATGAGTCTCTATGCAGATGAACTCCATACCACTTACCTCGAACCTCTGACCATTATTCATCTTTCTCTTAAAATTCATCCATGTATCTTTCTAGCGACTCTTGGAGTCGTGCGTTCTCTTTCTTAAGGTCGTACACCTCTTGCTTCAATTTGCCGTTCTTTATCCTAGCATCTAGGATCAGGCGATCTAAAGTATTGAAGTAGTCAGTGATGTGGCGATAGACTGCTGCTGTATCAGCACAGATATGGAACACCTCCCATAGCTGCTCCGTAGTCATCTTGTCTTGCTCACTTAGTTCCTTACTCAAGTAGTCCAAGCATCTATACAGCTCGGCTTCCTTTTCCATGTAGTATAATCTATTACCCTCAAAATGGAGATCCATCTATTATCGTTTCTTTAGTTATCAAATCTATTCCATTAATTCGGAATCCGCAATTCCCTCTGGTGCTTTCCATTCTTACAGGTTCTTCTAGTGGTGTCGGTCTACCTCCACTCTCTAACATCTTTATTTTCCTTACATGGATGTCAGTGTATATCCAATCGTGAGCGTGAGAAATCGCTCTATGTATCACAAAAAATTCATCAGAGCGGTTCACGAATTTACCCCCTCCTTCAACATCACTAGCCATTGGAGGCATAGTATGCCCAGCCATTGGATGTGATCCTGTGTAGGTCTTTCTTAGTGCTTGTGTTGATGGATGCGTATTGACTATCGTAGTTATGCCGTTCTCCTTACAGAACTTTCTGATGTGGCTCGTTACCTCGTAGTGGTATTCGTGAGTGCTTACGCCCTTGAGATCTTCCTTTCGAATGGTCAAGCTGTTGTACGGATCTATCATCATGCCTTGAAACTCCCAAGCATCATAGATCTCTCTTGCTATCTCTAGCAGTTCAAAGGCATTGACTATCAACTCGGAGTCTATGAATGCCCAGTGTCCTTCTACAAAGGAGTGGTGTCTCCAGAAGGTCTGCTCATCTATTTGGTTGATAGGCTTACCAGCTAGGAACTCTATGAGCTTACGCTGTAAGTCTTGCACCTCATTCTCTGAGGAGTAGATAAGCCACTTCGTTCCATTCTCTAAGGTGTGTAGTAATTGTAGGTAGGTCATCGTGTGAGTCTTTCCTACATTAGCGTGTCCTGTTACCACAACGAAGTTGCCCTTCTTGAATCTTAGGTATTCATCTATTTCAGGTGCGCCAAATCTTGATGCCTCTGAGATCTTTCCTTCTCTAGCTCTCTCTAGGTATCGGAGTGTTTTATCGGATTGGATTATGTGTTTGTGAATCATTCTTCTAAATTAACAATGTATTTTTAATATCCTACTACAAAGGCAAAAAAAAGAGGAGCATCTCTGCTCCCCTCTGCCTAACACAATCAATCAACTAGAATCGTAGATTCACTTTGTTTCTACTGCGATAGTTGTATATGTCCTCTATCAAGGTCAAATACTGCTCAGAGTTTACGCAATTCACAAGAGCAGATGGTTGTAGTGCGATCTTACTTATAAGCTGAGAGAACTGAAAGTTCTTGTTATTGTATAGCAAAATCAACGCTCTCACGAATCCCTGTCTACAAGCACCATCATAGTATTGCTTGATGATGTTTGCCCAGTCTGCAATAGTATCAGCTCGTTCCTTATGCACCGACTTCCATGTACCTAG